AAATCCCTATGGGGCGGTCGTTTCCTCAAAACAGCCGACTTATTCCAATAAGTACTATTCACTAGGAGGTGAACAATATGTCGGAACAAGAAATCGTAAAGAACTATCCAGGCTCTCCAACCGTAAGCCACCAACACGCAGGTGATGGTGCTTTCGCATCAGGTGATATTGGCGGAGCAACTGCTACCAGCCCAACCACTTCAAATGTCGGAGCAGAAATGGGAAATATTGCAACAGCAAACTTTGGTGTAACCAATGGCGCTAACGCAGTAAATCCAACTGGTACACCTGGAGGTATTCTACTTCCAGAGCAGGCTCGTCGCTTCATCGACTACGTGTGGGATGCAACAGTTCTCGCCAAAGATGGTCGTAGAGTTACAATGAGAGCAAACACCATGGAACTTGAAAAAGTTAACGTTGGTGAGCGTGTAATCCGTGCTGCTGCACAGGCAAGCAATGACTACACAAACGCAGGTGCTACATTTACTAAGGTAGAACTAACAACCAAGAAGATTCGTCTTGACTGGGAAGTATCTACAGAAGCACTTGAAGATAATATTGAAGGCGGAGCGCTTGAAGATCATCTAGTTCGCTTGATGACAAACGCATTTGCTAACGATATCGAAGACCTTGCTATTAATGGCGATGGTTCAACTGGAAACTTCCTTTCAATCATGGAAGGTTTCGTACACAAGGTAGAGAACGATGGCGATGCTCACGAAGCACTAGTCACTGTTACTGATGACAACTGGACAACTGAAGTAATGCAGGATATTATTCTTGCAATGCCACGTAAGTATCGTGCACTAAAGCAGAACCTAAAGTTCTATGCTGGTACAGATGCATTCCAGGGTATCGTAAAGAACAACGGAACACTTGCTGATGCTATTGCAGAAGCATTTGCTCCTCGTGCTGCAGGTACAGAGCGCAACCGTCAGGCATACCTTGATGGACAGGCACAGACATTCGGTGGAGCACGTACAACACGTGTTCTAGGAATTGACGTACAAGAAGTCCCTTACTACCCAGCAGATTATGTCGACTTGACATTCCCTGCTAACCGTATTTGGGGATTCCAGAGAGATATCACTGTAAACCGTGAGTACAAGCCAAAGAAGGATACAATTGAATACACAGTATTCGTCCGATTTGGTCTACAGTGGGAAGAACTTGATGCGGTTGCTTATGCAGACGCAGCATCAGATCCTACTGCATAATAGTTTGTAAAAACTAAACGATAGGGAGGACAGGTCAAACTGTCCTCCTTTATCAATTAAGGAGCATTATGTCTTATCCAGGAAGCCCAACGGTTCCACATCAACATGATGGCGATGGTGCTATTGCAGTAGCCGGGGTAGGTGGGGCAATCATAATGGGTCCAAGTGGAATGATTACACAAAATAATGTTTTAGGAAATATACCAACACCAATATTTGGTGAGAATATAACAATTTCTGGAACACCAAGCGGTATTAGAAGGCCACAAACATTGAGAGCAAGTAGAAGATAAGTTATCTCTGATATAATAGCAGTGGAGGATAAGATGGCAACAACAGTAGAAGTAGTAGAAAAATTTAGCAAGAAAACAGTACCACAACTAAAAGCCTATGCAAAAAAGAACAATATTGATCTATATGGAACAAGCACAAAAGAAGAAATGCTAGAGGCTATTTTGCCTTTTGTACCAAGAAAAGATGTAGAAGAAGTAAAAGAAACAAAAAAAGCAGCAGGATCAAAAGAAGAAAAAGAAGCGCTAGAGGTTCCAACAGACAAGATGGCTTTGTATTCAGAGCGAAATCTTCATTGGAACGGTGTGGGTGCCCTTGAAAAGGGATATAACATTGTCACAAAGGAGGCATCCGTTAAGTGGCTAAATCATAAGGCAGTTCGTGAAGCATCGCCTAAAGAAGTAGCCAGACATTACGGTAAGATTTAATGCAGATTTTACGATTACCACCATACCCATTAACCATCTCTTATGATGTGCCTTTACCAAACACTGACTACATTCTTGTTATTAATGAGAGTGCAAGAAATGTAAACGATGTTACAGAAAGCATTGTTTCTACTGCTGGATCAAAACTAGAATATACTCTTCCAGATCAGTTCAATTCTTATGATGAGTCCTACTATTTAGCGATCTATGAAGATGTTGAAGGTCTTCCTGGAGACATAGTTGTTGAAGATAATCTAGAAATCATGCGCCCCTATGTAAATCCTACAACTCTGGCAACAACTTTGGGTTCTGGAACAGCAACAGAAATTAATGATTATATTAAGTATGAAGGATTAGCACGAGCAATAATTGATTCTATTGTTCCAGGCGGATTCTACTATGAGCGTTCATGGTATGAGACCAATGGAAACGGAACAGACTACCTTCCAATTTGGGACAGAGTTTATAAGATTGTCAAAGGTTATGAGAATAATGAACTTGTCTGGGACACAGACGATGACCCACAAGCATTAGGTCAATGGAATTATTTATTAACAAAAGACAAGACAGCAATTATTAAAGAATGGAATCAGCAAATGACTGATTCATATATTAGAGCAGTTGGAACGCCAAAGGGTGTTCCACTTGGAGAATCAGACTCAATTTATCTTTATGACACAGAAGATAGCACAGTAACACTAGCCGTAGCCCCAGGAGTAACATTCCCAGTAACATTTAACTATCTATTCTCGCTTGAAACGGGGTATAAAGTAGTTCCTTATGACATACAAGATGCTATAACAATGCTTATTGATGATATTAAATGTGGCAAGATGGAATACCATAAGAGATATATTCTTGATTACTCTACAGACCAGTATAAGATTAAGATTGACAAGTCTGCTCTTGATGGAACAGGCAATATCCTAGTAGACAGAATCCTAGAAAAGTATATTACAAACTTTGGCACACCTGGAGTTTTATAATGGCTGAGTGCGAGGCAACAGACTTTATCTACCCAATGAAAGCAGATATTTACTATCCAATAATTACACAAAATAGTTATGGACAAGCAAATAAAGAATGGGTATTTGATAGAACTATTATTTGCAACGCAACAACTATAGGTGGCGCAGGAGATGTAGAGTTAAAGCCAGAAGTTTTTTTACAATACGATGGAAAACTTATTGCTAGATCAAAATCAGACATAAGAATTTCTTCAAACGATACAGACAATGCAATAACAAATATACTTATTACAAATATTAGAAGCGCAACAGATTTAGTAATTTATAAAGAAACAGCAGGCCCAAGAACAGGCCGTGGAACAATCTATGAGGTAGGAACACTAGAGCCTTTTGTTGGTCCATTTGGAGAAATAGAATACTTTAAAATGCTATGGCGTAGAACCGAGAACCAGACAGTTGGTGACTAATGAGAGTCTCACTAACAACAAACAGTTTTGAAAAAGATCTTCTAAATATTGCTAATTATTCTTTAGGATTTTTAGAGGGTGCAGAACGTGGTAAAAAAGTATTTTTAGATAATCTTGGCAAAGGCGTTATTTTTGCTCTGGGTCAGTATATAGATGTTGAAGCAAGATCTAATGCCAGCGCTTTACACCACGTATATGAATGGTATCAAACTGGAAGCCCTAATGCAAGACTATTTGATCTTAACTATACTGTTAGTAATCTAGGCCTATCTGTTAATTCAACTTTTAGGCAATCAAGAACTGTTCAAGAAGACAGTAGCGTTCCGTTTTATAATAAGGCAAGAATTATGGAAGATGGAATTCCAGTAGTAATCACACCAAAGAAAAATTCTGTATTAAGATTCTATGAAGGTGGTAGAACTGTTTTTACATCAAAATCAATTACTGTTAGAAACCCAGGTGGACAAGAAGTTCAGGGATCTTTTGAAAGAGTTTTTGATGAATTTATGAAAAGATACTTTACTCAGGCTTTTCTAAGAGCCAGCGGTATATCAGACTACATCAGTAACCCAGTTATATATAAGAAGAACCTTAGTGCTGGATCAAAACAAGGCAAGTCAAAAGGTGTTTCAACTGGCTATAAATGGATTACAAATGCAAAGATTGAGGTAGAATAAGACTATGGAAAATGTATTATCAACTGGATTCCCTCCAACTTTTATTAACCAATATGTTGTTGGTCAACTAGAGCGTTTTGGCATTTTAAGCGGTGCAGAACAAATGGTCCCAGTATTCCCAACTAGTCCAACAAATATAGAAGATGTATTTAAAAACTATGTAGCAGCACCTGGAATATCCGACCCACTGCTTATTCAATATGAAAGATTAATTAGATTTAGACCAACTCCATTTTATAGAAATAAAAGAGAGCAGGTAGTCTATTACCTATATTGCACAAATTTGAGCAAAATCACAGATGCACATAGAATTATTACAGATGCCCTAGATCGTGAAGATTCCGCCGCACAAGACGTAAATGCATGGTGTGCAGAGTTTGGGGTAGACAATATCCCCTTTAATGTCTATTTCCATAATTTTCGTGTCTATCAGGCAGATGAGACAAGAGACATCCTAGAATTGGCCTCAGCCAGAACTTTATACGCAAATAAACTTATTATTGAGTACGACTACCACACAATAGACAATATTACTGTCAATGGGGTAGCCTATCAAAACCCATATACTTAAAAATGCTGTTATACTTATTTTGAGGAAACACCCCAACAACTTAATATAGATTCTATTGAAAGTAGAGGTGAAAAAATATGGCATACACTCGTGGTACGTCTACTA